TTTAAAAGTAGTAATCACACCAGATGACAGTAGATTATTTAATGCATATAATAAAGACACCTTTGTTCAGTTAGCATTAAAACTTGTTGATGGAACAGTTTCTTATAGTGATATGTTTAGATTAGCCATGATTGATTCTATCAATACCAGTGCACTCGAATCGAGTAGTGAGGGTTAGGTTATGGCAAATAAGAAGATTGCATTTGGAAAAAGTTATATACCTGAAGCAGCTCCAGCCAATGTTGATAATAGATTAGTTTACGATTTTGGTAAGAAGTATGCTGTATTGGAATATAAAGTAAATGAAGTAAAGAATGGTGCATTTACTTCTGCTGCTATTAGTGCCTCACAAGCAGATAGTGTTCTTACTCTTACAACAACGTTTTATAATTTAGATGGTAATGTATTATATACCTATTCAGTTGATACACCGTCTACCCCTGTTGAGAGTGTTTACTTAGATTATGATAATAAGAAATTAGTTATTGAAACAATTAACGGTCCTGATATTGAAGCAGACCTATCAGAACTAATTAACAAAATCATAGCCTTAGAAGAAAGGGCAACTGATATAGAGGGGGATATAGAACAGTTATTCTTTGAAACGAATGTTGGAACCTCGTCAGAAGCACCTACTGATGCTAGAACTTGGTTCGAACCAGTGGAATAAGGGAGTAATTTATTACACCTTTATGAGATAATCAGACAAAATAGTTGGCTAAAATATAATGAAGAGGAGATAAACATGGAAATATTAAAAAACTTTAAATTATTGGAAGAACAATGGGAAGAATTCCCGTTAATCAAGATTCTTTCTGGGGAAGACGTTTTTGTTGACTTGCCAGTGTGCAGTGTTCCCTTTCAAGCGAAGTTTGTTCAACCAGCATTAGTGGTCAAACAAAATCAACTTCCTTTTGCTGTTGAATTAGAAGAATTAAAGGCAAAGTTAGAAGGAACAAAAAGATTTTTCCTTATTGCTGCTGAAGATGGTTCTTTAAGTGAAGTAGAAGAAAAAGATGCTAAGGTTATCGTTAGATTACCTTCTGACACAAACATCAAAGAACTTATCCTGAAAGAAGGACAAATTTTAAAACAAGAAACTCAAGAGGAATAGTAGTATATGCCAACAAAGTCGATATATAAACGTTGGACAGGTACTGCGTGGGTAGAATACTATTTTAAGACTTCTGCTGATTTAGTTGACGAAACAGAAACTCTTAAAATAATGACTGCTTCCGAAAGAGAAGCAATTAGTACATACCTTACTAGTGGTTTTAATGTTGCAGACAAGTTGGTTAAAATTAACTCTGATGATTCTGAAACGCTACAAGACCCAGGAAAGATTGATAGAAGTTTAATCGGTGACTTATCCGAAACGTATCTACTCAAGAACAATCCTGCTTTTATTGGAACTTTAACTGGGAATACAATTAAGAGTATTGCCGAATCAAACTTATCCCTTTACGGTGGACTTACCTCCGAAGGGTTAGGTGGTACTCAAATCATATTAGCAGATGATACCATTGAATTTAATTTGGGGAATAGTGAGGACCTATTTTCAAGCTTTAGTTATGAAAAGGGTGAAGATGAACTTATTCCTGGAATCATTAACCTTAAAAGTCAAAATTACCTTACAGGATTAATTTCCCCTGTTGGTACATCTGATGCTACAACAAAACAATACGTTGATACTTTAGTTGCTGCTGGTTTACGTTGGGCTACCAATGGACCAGTCAAAGCAGCTACCAGTGTTAATCAAGCATCACTTTCAGGTTTAGCTATTATTGATGGTTATCAAACAGTAGAGGGTGACCGTATATTAATTTATGGACAAACAACACCATCTGAAAATGGTGTCTATACTGTTTCATCTGACATTTGGATTAAAGATACTGTTGATAGTAAACTCGGTATTATGGTCTTCGTTGAAAATGGTACTACCCATAATGACTGGACATTCCAAGCAACTACAGATACAACTTGGATTTCTGCTGCAAGAATTGATACCATCCTTGCTGGTGCGGGCTTAACAAAGACAGGTACGACTTTATCTATTTCTAATTCCGGTGTTACTAATGCCATGTTGGCAGGAAACATTGCACTTTCTAAACTTGCAAACTTTGCATCTTTAGATAATGCAGACGGTTCTTATAACTCATGGACAGAATTAACTTCAGCCTCAACATCTGAAAATATTGACATTAAGTTAAAGAACCTTTATGCTGCAATTGGATTAGCCAGAGGAACTGCAAACTATAATACAGATAATACACAAACGATTGCTGGTGCTTATACTGGTATTGCTAACATTGTCAATGGTACTACAAACTTAGTTGATTCTACGATTACAAATTCGGCAATTACACTTAGACCTTTAACAATCAATGCGATTACTGGGACTACTGCCGATTTACAAAGTTGGAGAATAGATAACTCTGTTCAAGCATACATAGATAGATTTGCAAGATTTGGTGTTGCAAGTGTTATAAATACATCTAGTGCTAATAATGCAAGAATTGATTTGAATACATTTGGAATAGTAATAAGAAGGGATATAGCCGATGCTAATCCAACTTTAAGAATTAACAATAATAATTTAAGCAATACTGCCAATATTGTTGATTTCCAATTTGGTGGTGTAAATAAATTAGAAATCACTAAAGATGGATTCCTTACACAAAATGGAACAAGATTGTTACATAATTTCAAACACCCAACAGGTTCTACTGCGATACCTAATGGTCAAAACATTTTTGTAGGTGAGTTAGCTGGTAACTTCACAATGGGTTCTACTGCTACATCAGTTAATCACGCAAGTTATAACACAGCAATAGGTTATCAAAGTTTTTTATCAAATACAACTGGTTCAAGTAACGTTGCTGTTGGTTGGTATGGTTTGTTTGGAAATACAACTGGTTCAAATAATTCCGCTGTTGGTTTAGCTTCAGGTCGTTCTAACACAAGTGGTTCTAACAACACGTTTATCGGTTATGTTGCAGGTTTTAATGTTTCACAATTAGCAAGTGCCAACAACTCTACTGCTATCGGTAATGGTTCATACACAACCAAATCTAATCAAATGGTATTTGGTAATGGTGATGTATCAGAAATACTACTTTCAAGAAACAGTGCAGTTAAGGTAGGTATTGGTTTAGTTGACCCAGTAGAAGCTTTAGACGTTTTTGGTAACGTTGAAGCTACAAGATTTATTTCAACACAAACAACAGGAACTGCTCCTTTAACTGTTGCTTCTACAACGAAGGTAGATAACTTAAATGCAGATTACTTAGATGGACAACACGGTTCATACTACTCCAGTGTAGAGTATGTTAATGAAATTGCACAAGGATTAAAATCAGCTCCAGCAGTAGAGGTTGCTACAACTGCTTCTTTAACTGCTAACTATTTAAATGGTTCAGATGGTGTTGGTGCTACATTAACATCAACAACGAATGGTGCATTCCCTGAAATAGATGGATATACATTAACCTCAACTACACCTGGATTAAACGGTGTTCTTGTTAAGAATCAAGCAAATCCAGCACATAATGGTAGATATAACTTAACACAACAAGGTACAGGAAGTTTACCTTGGATACTTACACGTTGTGCTTTCTGTGACCAAGCAAGTGAAATACCTGGAAGTTATGTTTTTGTTAAGCATGGAACATTATATGCCAATACAGGTTGGGTAGCAAATGTTGCAGACCAATCAACTTTTGTTGTTGGAACAAATGCGATTAATTATTTCCAATTCTCTGGTGCTGGAACATATACAGCAACAGATGGTGTTAAACTAGAAGGAACTGTATTCTCTGCTGATACTACAGTTGTTAGAACATCTGGTGACCAAACGTTAAGTGGTGTTAAAACATTCACAAGTATTCCTGCTTTCAATGGTGGAACATCTGGGGCTACAGCACCATTTACAGTTGATTCTACACAAGTTGTAACTAATTTAAATGCTGACTTATTAGATGGCCAACATGGTTCTTATTATGCACCCCTTGCAAATGCAACATTAGTTGATGCTACTGTTACAAACTCTTCTGTTGGTGTTAGACCTTTGACGATAAATGGTATTAGTGGAACAACCGCAAGATTACAAGAGTGGCAAGTTAATAACACACCCATTGCTTTTTTACAATCTAACGGTATATTTTCTGCTTTGGAATTTTTTGGCAATGGTTTAAAAGCAAGTGCTGGTGGTAATAATTCTTTTGTTAATACAACCACTAATGGCACAGTTATCTCTCGCAACATCGCAGACAGCAACCCATCTTTAGTCGTAAATCAAGCAAACGCTTTTTCGACAGGCGATATTTTACGCTTACAATTTGCTGGTGCGAATAAGTTAGAGATAACCAAAGATGGTTTTATCAACCAAAATGGAACGAGATTGTTTCATCAAACAGGTGGAACAAGTAATACTTTCTTTGGAAATCAAAGTGGAAACTTAACCTTAACTGGAACTGCTAATACAGGTTTTGGAGATAGAGCATTATTATCACTTACAAGTGGTGGTAGTAATGTTGCTGTTGGTTTTAATTCGTTAAACGCATTAACAACTGGAATTACTAATGTTGGTTTGGGTTTGCGTTCTTTTAATTCATTATCAACTGGTAATGCCAACGTTGGAATAGGAACTGAAAGTGGTAGAACCATTACCACAGGTTCAAATAATACTTTCGTTGGTTCAGGTGCTGGTTTTGACGCTTTACAACTTGCGACAGCAACGAATTCCACTGCTTTGGGGAATTCAGCATACACCGACAAGTCCAACCAAATGGTGTTCGGTAATTCATCGGTCAGCGAGTTCGTGTTTAATCGCAATACGAGTGCTACTGCGTTATTGCCGAGATTATCATTAAGTGTTGCTTCGGCAACTGCCACAAGAGAAAAACTAATGGACGCAACAATTAGTGATGACGCAAATAGTCGTTTTGTTATTGCTAACGGAACTATTACAGATGGTGTGTTTGCTCCATCATTTGGTGGTATATCAAGTAGCACAATTCATTGGGGTTTAAAATTTACAGGGTTTTCAACTCCCGCTAATGACGCAAGTAATAGTTCTAATTTTGGTCTTGTTGATTTTGAAGTTATAAGAACTGATAACGCAAATGACCCATTCAATGGAACAATTAGTAATGTTGCTAATCGTAAGGCATTTACATTTAGAAATGGATTAAGTAATCTAATGACGATTATGCCTGACGGAAAAGTTGGGATTGGGACGAGTTCTCCTGCTCAACTACTAACCGTAGTTTCGCAATCTAACACCGATGGTATTCAAGTTCGCAGAAATTCAAGTAGTGCTAACCAAATTGCTTTATTAGGGTTTAGAGTTGCTGAAAGTGATAGTGCCACAAACACTGGTGAAATACGAAATACTAGAACAAATCGTGCTGTAAGTGGCGATAGTGATTTATCTTTCCATACATTTACAAACACTGCTTTAGCGGAACGTATGCGTATTCGTGATGATGGTCTTGTGGGTATCAACGAAACCTCGCCTACGGCTCAATTACAAGTTAAGAGTGGGGCTACTACTCGTGTTCCACTCGTGGTTGATACATTAGCAAGTGGTCATACAACAAACCTTGCCGAATTTAATGGTAATAATTCTCTACGTGTTTTAATAGCGAGTGATGGTTTAATTAGAACTACTAATGGTATTTCTAATATGAACTCGGCAGAATTTTCTCGTATATTTACAGCAACTACTGGAACAACTATCTCTCGAAACGTCGCTGATACAAATCCTGCCCTTATTGTAAATCTCGCAAACGCAAGTGCGAGTGCAGATATTGTTAAATTTCAAAAGGCAGGAACAGAATTAACAACTATTGATAATCTTGGTAGATTAAGAACAAATTTAGGTTTAGCCAATTTATCAGGTGCTGTAAATGGTGTAGTTTATACATTAACAACAGGTGTTAAAGTAGAACGTAATGTTGCTGATAGTAATACAGCATTAATTGTTAATCAACAAAACGCTTCATCCACAGGTAATATTTTAGATTTACAAGCAAGTGGAACCAATGTTATTTCATTTAAACGTGACGGAACACTTCTTGCTCCTACAACCTTTACTATTGACCCATCAGGTCATGGTGATATAACAGGTAAAGTTATTATCTTAGGTGATTTACAAGTAGATGGAACAACTACTACAATTAACTCTACTACGATAGATGTAGCAGATAAGAATATTGTTTTATCTAAAGGTGCTATTAATAAGGCAGCTTCTGATGGAGCAGGTATTACTATAGACTTAGGAACTGATGGAAGTGCAAGTTTAACTTATGGTGCTACTGCTGATGCCTTTACCTTTAATAAAGATGTATTTGTTGAGGCAAGTAACTTTACAGTTAGAGGTATATATCCTCGTATCGATATTACTGACACAGACCATGACAGTGATTTTTCTATTATAAATGATAATGGACGATTAAATATTTATGATAATACTCTTGGATTAAATAGAATGACATTTGCTTCCAATGGAAACATTGGTATTGGTTATTCTAGCCCGCAAGCACCTTTGCATATATTAAATGGTGATGGAATTATATCTCGATACATTAGAGGTGATAGTTTTAACTCAGGTACAGCTGGTGCAATAAGATTAAATGCCTCTAATACAACCACTGACCAATACATAGCATTTGGTACAAATCTTTCTGGTGGTCCTGTAAACTTTACAGAACGCATGCGTATGACTACAGATGGTAATTTTGGTATTGGAACATCCACACCTTCAGGAAAATTACATATAAGTTCAGGAACATCTGGAAGTGCTATAGTAATCATAGAAGCTGACACAGATAATAACAACGAAACTGATTTACCTGAACTTTGGTTTAAAGCAGATGGTGGCGGTACAGAAGCTGCAGTCAGATTAAATGATAATGAACTTCAAATCATTAGCAATGTTAGTACAGGTGGGGGTATATCATTCCTAACAGGAACTGAAACAGTAACTGGAACTAATGACCCAGGTACCAACGCCATTGAAAGAATGACAATTACCAATACTGGTAATATAGGTATTGGAACTACAAGCCCATCTTATAAATTAGATGTAAGAGGTTCAGCTTCTGGAAGGGTGGTTCTTGGTAATTTTACAAATGATACAAATGCAGACCAAACAGAAGTAGCATTACGTTTATCACACACAATAGGTGATGCATGTGATGTAAGTTTAGTTTCAAAAAGAGAAGGGGCAAATGCTGGGGCTGATTTTTATATTGAAGTAAGTGAAAATTCAACTGGTAACAATGTAGAAAGATTTAGAGTTAGAGAAAACGGTAACATCGGTATTGGAACATCAAATCCACAAAGAATTTTAGAAATTCAAAATGCAACTGCTTCAGAAAGTTATTTAAGAATTAGTGGTTCTACTGGTAATGTCGCTAATGTTAACTATGCTGGTATTGAGTTTTTCAACAACGATGCTTCAAGTGACGGGCCTAATGTTGCTGCTTTAATCGAAGCAAGAACTATCAATTCATTTGGAGTTGGTGCTGATTTAGTTTTTGGAACAACTTCTTCGGTAAGTGGTGTTGAGGGTTCAAGAGCAGCAGATAGAATGATTATTAAGTCTGATGGTAAAGTAGGTATTGGGACAAACACACCTGGTAATTTACTTGATGTAAATGGTTCTTCAAATTTTAGAGGGACAATGACATTTGGAAGTGCTGGTGAAAGAGGTTTAATAAGTTGGGATTCTGATAATTTAATAGTTCGTGGTCAAGGAAACATGGGTTTAGTCCTTGGAACAAATGGAGTTGAAAGATTACGAATTAATACAAGTGGTAATGTAGGTATTGGAACTACAAGTCCTGCAAATAAATTTCATATTCATTCTACAGGAACAAACTCAAATATGTCTTTTACAACAGCAGTTTCTGGAGAAACAGCAAATGATGGTTTAATTGTTGGACATCAAGATGATAGTAATATCTTTTGGGGAAAAGAAAATGTTCCTACGAGATTTGCTACAAATAATTCAGAAAGAATGCGTATAACTTCTGATGGTAATGTAGGTATTGGAACTACAAGTCCTGGAAAAACTTTGGATGTAGCAGGTGAAGTAAGGTCTATATCAACTGCTGCTAAGGTTTGGGCTGAAACTTCAGGAACAAGTCAAGCAAGTTTAGAACTTAAAAATAGTGAAGGTCATTTTAGATTTATTACGGATAATGGAACGTATACAATTTATGACCAAACAGACATGGTTGAAAGATTACGTATTGATACAGAAGGTAGGATAGGAATTGGAACGGCAGGTCCTGTTGAATTATTAGATGTTAATGGTAATGCTAGAATTAGGGGAAATATTGTAGGATTTGGTGATTTATACTTAAATAACGATAACACACCAGGAAACGCAGACACCTACATTTACTTTGGGGATGATGAATCTGACACTGCTCACTTCATTAGATTTGGTGATAGTGAACAAGAATTTGTTTTATCAAACAATTTAGAAGTCCCATCAATCACAATAGATAACTTATCAACACAGGATACAGCAACCCTAACAACAACGGCTACAACACAAACAGCATTAGCAACATTTGCTGCTGCAACATATGGAAGTGGTAAGTTCTTAATCCAAGCAACTCAAGGAACAGCAAGACAAATTACTGAATTATTAGTAGTTCATGATGGAACAACAGTCTACGCAACAGAATATGCTATAATCCAAACAGGAAGCACACTCTTCACCACAGAAGTAGATATTAGTGGTGGAAACGTAAGAGTATTAATTACTCCTGCTTCTGCAACATCTACAACATTTAAAACAACATTCACATTGATAGGAGCGTAAATAAATGGCTATCAATTATAATCCTAAAATAATAACAGATGGATTAGTTCTTTATCTTGATGCAGCTAATCCTAAGTCATATCCTGGAACTGGAAACACATGGTTTGACTTGACAAGCAATGGTAATAATGCATTATTAAATGGAAATGCAAATAATCCAGTTTGGAATTCAGAAGGTTATTTTACCTTTCCTGCAACATCAATAGGTATAAATGGTGGAATGGTTATTAATAATAGTGCATCTCTTCAATCAGTATCTACAATGACAGTTGAGTTAATATTCACCTTACAAACAAAAAGTGTTATATCAGGAGATTCTACTTGGATGGCTATTTTTAGTAAAGGAAGTACAAGGAGTAATCAAACACCTGCTATATCTGTTAATCAATCAGTAGGATTAAAATATTTACATATTGAAAGACCTTCGGTATTTAATTCTGCAACTGATTTATTTACAGATTATACAGGAAATAAGTGGTACCATGTTGTTGCAGTAATATCCTCAACTTCTTTTGGTTATTTGAATACCGTTCAAGTTAGCACAGCTTCGGGTGGTATGACTGCAAACTCTTTTCCTATATATTTAGGATTTGATTCAGGTTTAGAAATGTTTAAAGGAAAGTTAGCTGTAGTAAGAGTTTATAACAAGGCTTTATCCGTTCAAGAAATCAAACAAAACTTTGAAGCACTGCGTGGAAGATATGGTTTATAAGGTAAAAACTTGTAAATATAATGGCTAAAATATATGAGGCAATAAAATGAATAAATTTAAATTGATATTTAAAAAATATAAATATACGGAAACACTAGATAAACTAGTTGGAGAAGATTGGACACCACCGAAATCAATCGACTCCATCGAAGCTTAAAGCTAGTTAACCATTGAGGGAAAGTGAACTTATGGCAAACAGTAAAAGATTCGTAGTAAAGAATGGTCTTGAAACACAGAACATTCAATTCGTAGAAGAAAATGGAACAGATTCCATTGTAATGACAGCAGTAGCTGGGGGTGTTTTATCCTTCAGTGGAACGAATGGTCAGTTATTTTCTATTGTAGACACCTTGACAGGTTCAATATTTTCTGTTAATGATATTTCAGGTATTGCCAGCATTGAAGTATTTGATGATGGTAGAGTAATATTAGCAGAGAGTAGTGGAAACGTGGGTATAGGTGTTTTAACCCCTACAGCTAAACTACAAGTAAAATCAGATGCTACAACTAAAGTTCCTTTAGTATTGGATACTTTAACAGGTCAAACAGCAAACCTTGCTGAGTTTAAAGTTGATGGCACAAGTAAGTTAGAAGTTACTAAGGATGGTTTTATCAACCAAAATGGAACGAGATTGTTCTCACAACCAGTAGATACAAGCAACACTTTTTTTGGAAATAGTAGTGGTGGAACTTCTACTACTGGAACTGATAATGTTGGTTTTGGTAATAGTGTTTTCAATTCTTTAACAAGTGGTAGTTCAAACACAGCAATCGGTGCTACTTCTATGTTTTCATTAACAACTGGTGCTAACAATGTTTCCGTTGGTAGAAGAAGTGGTCAAACCATTACAAGTGGTTCTAACAATACCTTTATTGGTCGTGACGCTGGGTTTAACGCTTCACAACTTGCTACTGCTTCAAATAGCACAGCATTGGGCTATTTAGCCTACACCGACAAGTCCAACCAAATGGTGTTCGGTAATTCATCGGTCAGCGAGTTCGTGTTTAATCGCAATACGGCTTCGCAATTACTTGCTGGACAAGTCTTCGCAAGTAGTGCTACTTTCCCACCGTTAAGCGTTGAAAGAACCACAAACGCCACTACTGGAAATCTTGGAACACAAGTAGTTCAAGCAACAACTACTGCTAATATGGAAGATGGTTTTGGTGCTTCTTTTCAATTTAGAATTAAAGATAGTGCCAATGTTGATAATAACCTTGCTCGTATTGGTGCTGTAAGAAGTGGTGCTGACAATAGTGGTAGAATTGTTTTAGAAACTACTAACGCTGGTTCATTTACCGAAAAAATGACCATTATGCCTGACGGAAAAGTTGGGATTGGGACGAGTGCTCCTGCTTCGCAATTAGAAGTTAATACATCTACTGCCACAAGTTTAAGCACATCAATTAGATTAAGTGAAGTTGGAACGGTGGCAAGTTCGGCACAACAAATTTTATTTTATAATTCACAATACTCTTGGGAACAAGGTTCAATAAGTTCTTTAAGAGATGGTTCTAATAATAATTTTGCTTTAACATTTAATGCTTCTTCAAGTGGAACTAACTACGAAAGAATGCGTATTACACATGTTGGTCTTGTGGGTATCAACGAAACCAGTCCATCGGCACAATTACAAGTCAAGAGTGGGGCGACAAATCGTATCGGTTTAATTGTTGACGCCCTTACTGGTCAAACCGAAGCATTACAAAGATGGCGTGTTAATGGTTCGACTGTCGCAATTATAAATGCTAGTGGTAGATATTATGGTCCATCTGTTGGTAATTTAACATCAACAAACAATTCTCATATTGAACTAACAAATAATGGTTCTGTTATCTCTCGCAACATTGCCGATACGAATCCTACATTGATTGTCAATCAAATTCATGCATCCTCAACAGGTGATATCCTTAAAGTTCAAGCATCAGGAACAGATAGACTCACAGTAAAACGAGATGGTAAAGTAGGTATAGGTATAACCTCTCCTACAGCAAAATTAGAAATTAATGATGGTGCCGAAACTATTGCATATACACAATATGATGCAGTAGGAAGTGTGGCTAGTAATATACTAGAACGAGATGTTTTAGATTTTAAACTTGAAGGTGATTTGTTACAGGCGACACAATTACTTACTAACCCAGATTTTGATAGTGGCATAGCATTTTGGCCGTGGGCACGTTCTGTAAACACTGCATCTGGGGGTATTTTAACAAATACAGGAGATGGAAGTCATCCTGACCCATTTACTTCTCAAAACTTTACATTTCCAAGTGGAAATAAAATTTATAATATTGTAAGAGCAAGGGTTACAAATGCTAACGCTACTCAATTGAACGTCGAAGTTCCAAGTTATGTTGTTCAATTAACACCTGCACAAAATGTTTGGTATAACTTATCTGCTGTCACAAATGCTTCAACTGGAACAATTAGAATTATTCATAGATACGCAGATGCTGCTACGGCAAATGGAAAAGTAATGGAAGTTGATTTTGCTTATGTGTTTAACATTACTCCTTTAATCGCCAACAAGCAATACTCGCCATTATATAACACAACATTCGACCTTATGTCAGATGCTGAAATCAAAGCACAAATGGACTTATGGATATCTCAAGGTATTTTACCTAATGATAATATTCAAGGTGTTCCTTTTGATAAAACGATTACTGCGGTTGGAAAGAATTTATTTAATAAAGAAGCACCATTTGGAAACGCCCAGTACACTGTTCAAGAATATTTAGGTTTTCAAACTCTTTCTTGGATAGCTGGAAGTGGGGTGCAAGAAAATATTATTTATACAAATGCCTTTAAACCTAATACACAATATACATTTAATTATGAAATTGCTGTTGCGTCTGGAACTGCATTTCTTGCTGTATTTTACAGTGATGGGACAACATCTCAAGCTGGTACAAACTCAACTTCTTTTGTTTCAAGAAGTATTACTACAACTGCTGGTAAAACTGTTATAGGTTTTGGGGGTGTCTGGAATTCTGGTCAAAGAGTTTATGTTAAACTAAATACATTCCAAATAGAAGAAGGTACCACTGCTACAACATATGAACCATATCAAGCAACAAACCTAACACTAGATTTAAATACATATGGTTATAGATTACCTAATGGTGTAAGAGATAGTATTGAATTTAGAGATGGTAATTATTATCATATTAAACGTGTTGAAGAATATACAATAACCGGAACTGAAAACTGGTTAATGCTTACATCATTTAATAATATTGATTATTTATATATTAGTAGAAGTTTCATTCCTTTATTCAGCCCTCAAAGTGGTTCTATAACAGGATTACCATTTTATTTAGAGGGTTATCGCTCTGTTGATAATATTCTTGATTTAGCAGATTATAATGGTGTAATATCTTTCAACGGTGGTTCTAATACTTCTGTATGGATTGGGTTTACAAAAGGAACTTCTTTAAGTGCTGCAAAAGCTGCAATTACAAATAAAAAGCTTTACTATCAATTAGCCACACCAGTAGAAACAGAAGTAACTCCAACAGGAGAATTGCTAGTTCAACAAGGTGGGACAATATACAACACAAACAATGAATCTGGATTAACTGGTTTATTAAGTTTTGACTTACAAACAGAAACAACAGAAAACTTATTTAAAATTTCTGTCAACAGTGACTCTGGAAGTAATAGTAAGTTTAGAGTCAATAAAGATGGAGATACATATATTTCAGGCACTTTAAATATTGCTGGAGATATTTATCAACAAGGCTCTATCTATGAAACACATGCAGAACAAATTTATACAACGAAAGATGAAATTATTCTTCGTGATGGTGCAACAACAGGGTTACCATTAGGAGAATATGCTGGTCTACGTGCTAAGTTAGCAGATGGAACAAGTGATTCACAATTAATATTTGATGGTAATGGTATTGCCAGAGTTGGTGACGTTGGTGATACTCAAGCTCTTGCTACAAGACAAGACACACCGGTTAATGGTGGTGTTGCTTATTGGAATGAATCTGAAAAGAGATTTGATACTGTTTCTGGATTTACAGTAAGTTCAGGAAGTTTAGTTGATGCTAGAGTAACCAATAGTGCCACTAATGTAGTTCCTTTAATTGTTAATGCTATATCTTCAACAACAGAAAACTTACAAAAATGGCAATTAAATGGTGCTGATAAAGCATTCATGTTAAGTAATGGTTCTTTATTTTTACCGGGTATTTATTCAACATCCGGAAGTGCTTTTGCCGGAATAAACACTAACTCCACTGGTGTTGTTATTGCACGTAATCAAGCAGATGCCAATCCTGCTTTAATTGTTAACCTTGCAAATGCTGGGTCAACAGCTAATGTGCAAACATGGCAAGCAGCAGGTAGTGATGTTGCTTGGATAAATAAATTTGGTTCTATATTTGGTGCATTAGTAGCAAGTTCAACTGGAGCAAATAACTCCCGTGTAGATTTAACTATTAACGGAACAGTTATTCGTAGAAATGTCGCTGACGCAAACTCTGCGTTAATTGTAAATCAAGAAAATACATCTTCAACAGGTTTAATATTAGATGCACAATCAGAAGGTGTTAGCAAAGCAAGTATAGATAAAGAAGGTGTTATTACCTCACAAGCTGTTACAACAAATGAAATAAGAATTGGTTCCTGGACAATTAATGAAGGTTCTATTGGAACTTTGGACTTTAGATTTTAGGGGATTAGTATGATAACAAAGACTTTAATACAATACGACCAAAATGAAGTACCAATTGCTGACCTCAATAATAAAACATTGAATGAGGTTTTTGCTAACCCTACATTTAAGTATGATTATACATCAAGTTCAGATAGAATTGTATGGACTGATGATAATACTGCTACTGAAACATACGATTATGCTAATGGTATTTTTATTGCGTCATCTGATAGAACATCTACTTTTTATGGTTATTCTACAACATTTTTAGATAATGCAAAAACATATTATCTTATATCAAGTATAAAACCTTTGCAACAAACAGAGTGGATTTATATTGGATTTAGCACAGGAACTAGTACGGATAGAAAATACATATACAATCCAACACCAAATGTTTATTCTACTTACACTTTAAAAGGAAGTCCTGTTAATCAAAGACTTGATTATGTCGCTAACATTGCTGCTATTGGTGATACAATTCATATGGATTATTTTTATATTATAGACTTAACAGCTCTTGGTATTACTGCAACACAAGAACAGTTAGATTTCTGGTATAATGTATGGCTTGAAAATAATAAACTAGGTATGAGATTACACCGTGAAAGTGGTAATGATGTTACTATTTATACAAGAAATTTATCAGTAGATAGTACCTATACAGGAAATATATATAATCGTGAGGGATATTTTTTTGACAATTGGGAAGTTGGTAATACATACGTTGCTTCTGGTAATTTTACAAAAGACCAAGTGTTTGGAAATTTTGTTACTTTACTTGCTTTAAATGATAGCAATACTGAATTAGCTACTTATTCTGATAACTCAACAGGGGGACAAAGTGGTTCTTTTAATGTATTTTTAACAGTACCAAGCGGTACAACTAAATTATTATTAGGTTTTGGAACATCGGCAATTAGAAGTGGTTCATTTTCTAATATTCAACTTGAATTAGGAACTACATCAACCCCATACATCGCACACAGTTTTACACTTAATGAAGTATTTAGAGATGGTGATTTAGTGCCAGAATTTATAGATGCAAACTCAAACAATATTGCTGATGGTTGGACATTAAGAGATACAAGTGCAACAAATTTAAGTGTTTCAAATAACACTCAATTTATTACAAGTTCTACTGGTGGTTTTTCTGGTGGTTTTTTTAACGGAACAAGCTCAATACCATTATATAACATACCATCTTCAACCAAAATATACATAAGAGCAACGTTAACTAACATAGGAACTATTGTTGCAAATGGTAGTCCAGACGTAGCAATGTTTACTGGTTCTCCTATTACTGCTAATTCTTTTTTATACACAACAACATCCACATTTAATGGTTTAGAATTTAGACCGGCAATTGCAGGAGCAACAATAATTAAAGATGTAATGCTTCTTAACCTAAACACTCTTGGACTTCAGTCACTTACTAAATCACAACTTGACTATTACTTTAATCAATGGCAATTTAATAATGCAAATGCTACACTATCTGCACAGTTTGTCCAAAGTTCTGGGATTGATACTGTAGCTTATTTAGATAAAACATATCGTGAAATATTTGAGGGTGGAAATTTAATTCCTAACAATACATTTGATACAGGGGTCAGTGGTTGGACTGCAACAGGTGGTATAAATCCTACAGTATCTTATGGCAATCAATTCTTAATTACTTCTAGGGACAATGGGACACCTTATGTAAGACCACAAGCAAACATTGCTTTTGTGCAAAATAATAAGTATTTCATCGCCACCGATTTAAAGGTTGGTGTTGTATTAGACCCTCAAGATGTTTTAATTACAAGTTTTACTAATGTGATACCAACTCAAACATTGGGTACAGGTATAACATCTAATTGGAAAACATTTAGCAATGTAGTAACAGCAGTTGAAACAGGAAATGTAGGTCTTAGCTTTTTTGTGAGTGTTGTAGGGGCTTCATATACTGAGTTTCATTTAGATAATGTATACACGATTAATCTTACAAGTATGTTTGGCTCAGGGAACGAACCCAACAATGAAACAATGGAAGCTTTATTAAGAGTATATAAAATATTTAAAGGAGTAAGATAATGGAAGGAAGTAAATTACATATAGGTTCTGTAATCTGGGATGCAACTACAGGACAAGAACAAGGACAAATTGTTCACGAAAATTCAACAAGCATCACAAATAAAGTATTAAAGTCCGGTGATGCTATTACCGGTAATTTAACTATTAGCGGTAATGTTGGTATTGGGACAACTAGTCCAGGTGAAAAATTACATATATCTAATAGTAGTGTTGGAACAGTAGCATTACAACTATCGACAACTCAAAATTCATTGGGAACATTTGGAAGATTACAATGGCGTAATACATTTGGAGCAAGTTCGTATCCAATTTCAAGTGCTGCTATAGATAGTGCTATTGGTTCTTTAGGTGCTGCTCCCTATTTGTCATTTTATACTTCAAATACTACTTTGCTCGGTGGTTCTTTATTTGAAAGAATGCGTATTACTAATAATGGCAGTGTTGGGATTGGGACGAGTTCACCCACCTCTAAATTATCTGTTTCTGGTAATAATGGACTTAATCTGTCCGGTGCTACACCAACTAATGTGGCTTTTCAAATTTCAAATGTAGATACAAACTATGGTATGTTGTTTGGAACAATTGAATCTGGACAAGGATTTATTCAACAAAGAAGAACAGACACAAGTGAAACATATTATAATTTACATATTCAACCCCACGGTGGAAAAGTTGCTATCGGAACTGGTCTTACAACACCAGATGCACAATTACAAGTCAAGAGCGGAGCTACCGATAGAATACCTTTAATTTTAGATACAGTTGCTTCACATACAGCAAGATTAGCAGAGTTCAAATCAAACAATGTAGTTAAAGCCTATTTAGCAAACGATGGTCGTTTCCAAGGTGTTGGCATTTCAAACATAACTTATAATAATGCTTTTATTGAAACAGCAAATACAGGTTTAAATATTGGTAGAAATGCTGCTGATGCAAATCCGGCATTAATCATCAATCTTGCAAACTCAGGTGCTACAAGTGATATAACAAGATTCCAAAAAGCAGCAGCAACATTAGCTTCAGTAGAAAATGATGGTTCTATTAATACAAGTGCAAAATTTAAATATGGTACTAATGCATATACAGAATATAACGCAACAGATAACACAATAGACTTTGTGTTTGGAGAATAGGTGTATCTATGGCATTAATAGGCTGGTGGCCTTTAGACGGCAATACAAATGATTACAGTGTTAACGCTAACCATGGAGTAGACGTTAATAGTAATGTTACTTTTGTCAATGGAAAAATTGGCCAGGCTGCATATTTTGATTCTCAAACAGATGGTATAAATATTTTAAATGTTGATTTAACAGGTAAATCTAGTGTAACCTTTGCTGTTTGGATTAATCCTTCAACTATATCTCTTACTTATTCCAGATGGTTAGGTGGGCAGAGACTCGGTTCCAACCATAACCCAGATTTATCAGTTAGCCCTTCAGGAGCACTTTCTTATTACTTTTTAGGTAATAATACTACTTGGGTTATAACAAATGTAACAATACCTTTTAATGCATGGACCCATCTTGTATATACATTCAAAACCAATGGAGAAGTTATCATCTACAAAAATGGTGTTCTTTCATATACAGCAACCCACAATCCTTTCACATTAACTCAATATAACTACATGCTGGGTACAAGGTATGATTTTAATAATGAACGAATAGTTGGTTCATTAAATGATTTTAGAATATATGACCACGTATTATCTCAAAAAGAAATAAATGAATTAGCAAAAGCAAAAGTATTACATTATACATTTAATAAAGATGAAAATTTAGTATATGATAATAGTGGATATAAATATAACGGAACTATAGTTGGTACTAAAACCTTTAATGGTAATGGCACTGTGTCTTTTCCTAATAATTCTTATTTAAATACAAATAAATTTATTAACCCTGAAGAGTTTACAATTTCTATAGACTATAAAAGAGATACAACTGTAATATGGGATATTTTATGGTCTACTGAGGTCTGGTCTTCAGGATTAGGTTACTTCGGATATTTTGATACAACAAATGGAAGGTTAGCTTTTCAAGTAGCAAGTTCCTTAGCGTTATTTGTGCAAGCAAGCAACTTTGTAGATGTGACTCAATTAAATAATTATGTATTTACAAAAGATAGTGCCGGTCTTGCTAAAATTTATATTAATGGGATTCTTAGGGGTTCCGGGCAAATTGGAAATGTTTCAATTACAAAACCAATTAGGTTTAATTCAAGATATAATAACGATGGAACATCTTTTGCTGATGCCAGACCAGGAACTATTGGTACTATAGAAGTATACTCTACGGTCTTGTCTGATGCTCAAGTTCTAGATAAATATCAAGTTAAAGCAAAGATAGACAATCAAGGAAACTTATATGCAAATGAATTTGTAGAAGATTATGTAGTAGAAGATGATGAAGTAGCACCGGGTATAACCTTAAAAAAATTGTTTGAAGAAAGTAACTTAATACCTACAAATTCTGATTTTTCAAATGGAACAACTAATTGGAGCTCTACATTTTCTTCAACGATATCTAACGAAGACGGAAAATTAAAAATAACTGGTTCAAATAATAACGCAGGGGTTATACGATGTGATGTTCCTTTAATATCTGGAAATATATATTATTTTTTAACAGGATATGTTTCTTCAACTGTAAATTTTTATATGGAAAACAGTAATCCTTACTCAACACTTAGTTTTCCTTCTACTGCTAGTTTTGCTTCTAAAATGCACACAGCTAATACTACTTCAAATCATTGTATATACCCCTATAGGTCTAGTGGTGGTGATACTCCTTTTACAGCTTATATAGATAATATTAATTTTATAAATCTCACAGCATTGTTTGGAGCAGGAAACGAACCAACTAAAGCACAAATGGATGCTTGGTATTTAAGATATACCGGTCAGACACCTACACTTACTCTTTCAAGGCTATTTGAAGATAATAATTTAATGTCTGGGGTAGGTCCTAGTTATATTAGAGTGACGAATAATTCTTATATAAATGGTAAATTAACATTTGAAGCTAATGCAGAAAATGGTGAACACTATGTAGACTTTAACTTAGCGTCTAAAGGTATAACTGCAGGAGACTTTGTTTACACATTTACAAATGTTTTAGAAAATAATGCTAAACATTATTACGTAATGTGGTATAATAACGGAACAGGTTTTAACAGTGTTGCACAAGGCTCTGCAACTTTTGGGATTGGTTTAAAAACATTTTTAGCTCAAGCCCATCCAAATTATGTTAGTGGAAATGCTCTTTTCTTTAGGCAGCAGGTATTAAGACTTAATGATAATGCATTTATATATCCAGGTACAGGAGAAAGAATTGTAGTTAATCAAATGGGTGCCATAAACTTTACTAAACTTTTAAATGATGGATACTTTACAGAAATTCCAAGTAAAGAACAAATAGATATATGGTATAGAGACTATTCTCAATCAAGAATAAAACAAAACGGACAAGTAATAACACAAGAATTTAATGAAGTAGGTATAGATACTATTGCTTATGAAAACAAAACTTATAAAGAAATATTTGAAACTAACAACATGATTGATTTTAGCAATCAATATTCTTTATTTACAAGTGCTAATCCCGGAGCAATAACCACTAAAAATAACGAGTTTATAAGAATAGATAAAAACACTTCTAATGACCACAGAATGATTTATAATGTGACTAAAACTGTAAATGGTGGAAACCAAGTTTACTATAGAATGACGCATGAAGGTGACGGTCAAAATTTGGATAGTTTTTATGTGTATTTTCCAGGAATAACTTCTGCATTTGGATTTGTGTCTTTATCAAGTTTTATAAATTCTAAATTTTCAACAATCATAACCCACCAAAGTTCAGGAACTGGTTTATATAATTTTGGTAGAGCCGTTGTTACAAACCCTACAGCCCAGGGTAATTATACCAAACTTATAGGGGAAATATTTGCTATAAACTTATCTACAACATTTACAGTGCCACCCACTAAAGCACAAATGGATACTTTATATGAAAGGTATAGGGAATTAAAAATGGTAGAGCAAAAAATGAAGATAGCAAAAAATAGTATAAATATACTAGGCTCATTAAATGAAGGAGGCCAATAAATATGGCAAAATTAAATAGTACAGACATCTACGGTTCACTCTTAGTACAGGGAACCACAAACACGGGAACATTAACTACCACAGGTACTTTTGTAGCACCTCTTGGTACAACATCGTTACCTTCTTATACCTTTAGTGGGGATTTAAATACAGGTTTATTTAGCCCTGCTGCTGATACTTTGGCTTTAGTTGAAGGTGGGGTTGAAGTTGTTAGAATTACCAGTAGTGGTAATGTTGGTATTGGAACAAATAACCCGGGTAATAAATTAGATATTTCTTCATCAACAGCTGGCGGTGCTACATTACGTATAAGAGATAGTGCTGCAAATGGTTATCCCACTATAAACTTAACTAATGATGCCAGAACTTGGACAATCTATAATAACGGAAGTTTAAGTGATATATTTGATATATATGACGCTACAGCTGCTCAGCATAGATTTGTTATAGACAGTAGTGGTAATATAGGTATTGGTACAACAAGTCCAGGACAAAAATTACATGTAGTTGGAGATGCACGTATTGAAGGTAACCTAACAGTTAACGGTAGTGTTACACAAGTTAATACAAACGTAGCTAATACAGAACAATTGAGTATTACAAATGATGGAACGGGTCCAGCAGTTATAGTAAATCAAACAGGTGCTCAACCAGTTGTAAATTTCCAAGATGATGGTGTAAGTGCATTTTATATTGAAGATGGTGGTAATGTTGGTATTGGAACAACTGACCCCGGTACAAAATTATCAGTTGTTACTGCATCTAATGATGATGGTATTCAAATTCGTAGAAGTAGTGGAACAACAAATGACTATGCTTCGTTAAATTTTGTTGTTACCACTACTGCTGGAAATAATTTTCAACAATCATCTATTCGTAGCATTAGAACAAATACGAATTTTAGTGGTGATAGTGATTTAGCATTTTTAACAGCAAATATTGGTGGTAGTCTTTCAGAACACTTGCGAATTAAAGGAGACGGCAGTGTTGGAATTGGAGAAACAAATCCATTAGATAAGCTACATATTAAAGACGGTGGAATTATTGTAGAACAAGGTAATATTTTAATTGCATCATCATCAAACGCAGAAGGTGGAGAAGACGGTGGCGGCACAGGTAAACCTACTTTGTGGTTTAGTGAAGCTGAAGGAACTGCTGTTGAATCGTATTCAATGGGTATTGAATACGATGGAGATGACTTAAGTTCAGGTAGTAATAGAATCTCTATTGTAAATGGAAGTTCTGTTGAATTAATGTCAGTTCAACTTGATGGAAAGGTAGGTATAAATACTACAAGTCCAGGCGAATTTTTAGATGTAAATGGAAGTATAAAAATAAGAGAAACAGGAGTTGGTAACGGTCTTCTTTTACACACAAATTCAGGTATAAGTATTACCAATAATTTGATGCAAGTTTGGTCTTCTCAAACTTCTGGAATTTCATTTCATACAAATGGAGTTGGAGATGGCAGTCTTGAAAGAATGAGAATAACTTCAACAGGACTTATTGGTATAGGAACTTCAACCCCTTCGGCTAAATTAGATGTAGTAGGAGATATTAAACATACCGGTCTTACTATGACAGATGGTACGAACGTCGACCAGTTAAAAACAACCACGTTCACTTCGGCACTTACGACATCATGGACAGATGTCACAGGAGTGTCTGGAACTTATCTAGCGACAGGTTCCTATATTGTCCAAATAGAATCGAATGGAGAATACTATACAGGTAATATGGCTTGGTTTAGTGGAACAACCACTTCAACCACTGCCGATGAAATAGTTTTACACAGAGCAGGACCAGCAGCAAGTGCAGGTAGAATTTATGCTCGTGTGATTAGAACATCTAGTGCACCTTCAACCTTAAAGTTGCAAGTGTCTGGAAGCGATTCAATTTCAAGTCATACAATGACGTTTAAGTTCCGTAGAACAATATAAGGAGTAAATATATGGCATTAGAAGTAAAAGAAATAAAAGTTAAAGATAAGATAACTATAGGAACACAGGAATTAACAAATGCTGTTACCTCTGTGGGAATTACACCAGGAACAGGCATTTCTGTGTCTGGTTCTCCTATTACAAGTTCAGGTTCAATAACTGTTACAAACAGTGCACCACATCAAGCCACAAACTTAACATGGACAGCAGGAACAACAGCTGGACCTACGATTAACTCTTCAACAGGTACAGGTGCTGTTATTCCTTCTGCAAGCGAAACTGCTTCCGGTGTTGTAACAACTGGTGAACAAACATTTTTAGGACTTAAAAACTTCAGTAATAATGTTACCGTAAATGGTACTTTATTTACTTCATCTATTGGTTCAGATGGTGGTGTTATTAATGCCGCTGTAGATAACTTTAATATTAGTGGTGGTAGTATATCCGCAGATACAACTGTTCAAGGAAGCAGATTAATTTCAACTGTAGCTACAGGAACATCTCCGTTAACTGTTACCTCTACAACTGCTGTCACTAACTTAAATGCAGATTTACTTGATGGTCAACATGGTTCTTACTATGCACCTATAAACACACCAACTTTTACAGGAACAGTTAATTTATCAACTTCAACTCTTGTACCTGTTTCAAGTGGTACTACAAGTGCTAGTATTACTTTTAATACAGCACAAGCATTTACAGGTCCTTATTTACGGGGACAAGTACAAGATTTATATCGTGGATATTACACTGCACAATACAAAATTTGGGACGAAGGAAATGATGGTTCTGGTTCAGGATTAGATGCTGACACATTAGATGGTAATCAAGCAACAGCATTTGCTACGGCATCACATACACATGCTGCTACAGATATTACCAGTGGTACAATTGATTCAGCAAGGCTTGGTGATGGTTTATTAGGTGTATTAGAAGTTTCATTCTTCATTGGCAGAATATGGTCAAGACCATATAACTCACATACTTGGACATTAAGAAGAGATGTTACAACACCAACAGCAGTTACATCTAATACAGCAACGTTTACTCAATTTGCTTTAGGGTATACACCTACAACCGGGGCTTCAGGTGATGTTCTAAAAATAGAATTATCTTTAGGAAGCTCAACAGCACAACAAGAAAAAGTGTTTGTTGAAGTAACATGTGCAACAAACCAATCAACAGCTGGTATGGCTTTATTAAGTGCAGATGGTTATGCTGGAGTTTCATCTAATATATTACAAGTGTATAGATACTATGCTCAATATAGAATAAATGGTTCGAATTTAGAAGTAAGATATCCTACTGAAGTAAGAATAGCATAAGGAGATAAAATATGATTATATTTATAAAAGAAAATGAACTTGTTACAGAAGATAAGTCACTAACATCCCTTGAAACTGTTGAACATATGTTAAATGTAGAAGGTTTTCAAGAGATAGAAGTTCCAGATACAGACATGCCTTGGGTTTATAAACTATCAGATTTTACAAAAACTAATGGTGTTTTTGTTTATACGCCCCAAGTAACTGATTAATATTAGTACTATTAATCAATATTTTGAACAATAACTAATATAGTTCGCTAAATTAGTAGAGGGAAAACATTATGGCACAAATTAGTCCAAACAATATTATAACAATCAATAGAGGGGATACCTTTGGTTTTACCTTTCATATTAACCTAGGAACAGAAATGTCACCTATCTTACATGAATTAGTGGAAGGTGAGACATTATACTTAGGTGTATCGGAAGCTAATGCACCTTTTGAAAGTGCTTTGATTAGAAAAACATTTACCTCAGCAGATGCAGATAGCGAAGGTGCTATCTATATTGAATTTGCTAATACTGATACGTTAAACCTACTTCCAGGCAACTATTATTACTCAATAAAATTAAGTCAACCACTCCCAGAAACATCAGAAATGATAGACTTAGAGAAAGTTACTACATTAGTTCCTAGAACCAAATTTATTATTATTGAATAATTAGAACTTGTTATTAAGTTCTTCTTCTTTAACTTCTTCTTCCTCTTCTTCTTGAGGGGGATTTTCTTTTTGGAATCTCATGGTGTTGCCAGGTACAAACTTACCAGCAGCATCTTTATCTTTTAAGCCTTGTTCAATAGCCTTGCTAATTGTTTCTTGGTCGGTAGGTAATAGACCACTTTCCTCATCGGAATAGAAGAGTTGTAATTGAACAGCCTTGTCATACTTCATACCAAACACTTTGGGGAAGATATAATCAATATAGTTCTTTTGAAGTCTATCACGACTGTACTTAATATAGTTGTTAATAACACTGGCTACTTTATACATCCAGCTGAGGTTTGCTAAAACAAGCATAACGTGCTTACAGCCTGCTCCAAGTTCGTCTTGAGGGTTAGTTTCATCGCTGGGTCTTAATTCCTTGTAGCCAGCCTTATAATTGTTTCTGGTTTGCCAATACGCTTGACGATACTTGGCATCTGGGCATGTACAGCTTGTATAAACATCACCAGTGTTTAAAACAGCAGATAGACTAGATAAAACTACCTTAAACTCAAGTTTGCCTTTATTTGAGCGAATTTGACGTTGAATTTCTTTTAGAATGTTTTGTAGTTCTAAACTAACAAGGTATACATCTGTTTCCCCTCGAACAGGAACACTAAAAGATAAGATATCTCTTTTAAAGAATCTATCCATGTCAATGATATTGTAGTCCTTGACAGATGCAGACAACTGAGACTTAAGCCTTCGTTCATAGCGGTTAATGCCCTTACTTTGATTGTTTTTAGAGTATTTTTTAGCCTTTCTGGACTTAGCCAAAAGTTGTTGACGATTAGCCTCTTGTAACTGGGCTTCCGTCAAATGGATATGTTTGTGATTGTGTTTATTTGTTTGCTTCATACATATAATTTAGCCATTAAATATTTATACTACTTACATTATACAACATTTATTTTAAAAAGCAAATATAAGATAAAACTTCAAAAGAAACAGGCTAAATTCAATGATGGATATGGTATATATCTTAAACTCAAAAACAAAGAACATGTAAGGAGATTTCATATGACCGATGGTTGGCTTATAACAATTATTTCACTTGTAGGTAGTACCGCTGTTACTACATTTATTGCAACTCTTATAAACAGGAGTCTTTCTAAGCACTTTGAAAGAGTAGAAAAGGAAGAACTTCAAAGACGTGAACACGCTGATATGCTTTTAAGAGAAACAATTAGAGAATTGTTAGAGCCAATGCAAAGAGATTTAGATATGATTAAAAAGGGTACACAGGCTGGACTTCGTTATGATTTGTTTACGATGGCAGATGAATGGTTAGCAAAAGGTTATTGCCCAAGAAGAATTAAGTCTGACTTTGAATATCTTTATAATCAATACCACGTATTAGGTAAGAACGGTGTCATGGATAGTACATATCAAGCAATTCTTGCATTACCGGATTCATTACCTGAACCTAAGAAAAGAAGAAGAACAAAAAAGTCTTTAAGTAAAGAAGAATCATTAATAAACATTTAAAAACAAAGGAAGAACATTATGGATTGGTTAACAACAGCAGAACAAGTACTGTCACTCTTGGTGGCATTTGGTGGCGTTATCGGGACAGCAGTAAGTACTTTCGTTGCAGTTAAGGCAGTCATTGAGAAGAATAAAGGAAAATCATTAGCAGAGATTTGGTCTTTAATTATGTATATAGCAGATGAGGCTATGAAAACTGCTGAGGCTTCTGGTAAATCTGGATTTGATAAAAAGCAAATGGTTATTGAAACCATTAATGCTTCTGCCAAAGCTGCTGGTATTGATATATCACCTTTAACAAAACAGATAGATGATTATATTGACCAAACAATTAAATTTGTTAACGGAATGAAAAAAGAATAAAATGAATTACTATAATAAAATTAACAAGTCATTTAATAGATTGTTAGAGAGTAAATCTTTTAATCCTGTTAAAAAACTAAAAGAAGATGGTGATGATGTAAATTTAACATCTATTGATTGGTATCAAGATTTATTACAAAGAATACTTGAAAACATTAAAGGTGATTGGTTTGATGCTTATTTAATAGATAATGTTATTTATATTATAGAAAGTGATTTTGAAGTTAATCTTGGAAACGACCAAACTGAAAATGTTGGTTTAGGTATACTTGCTATTTACGAGTTTGAAGATGATAATGTTTTTTCTCATACAACTAAGGTAGAAACTATAGAGCATATAGATGAAATAGGTAAGAAACCCTTATCATATTTTATAGAAAAAAATGGTACTACAAGATTTACTACTATATCTGAGTTTATTGAGTGGTATGATTACTGGTATGGTAGAAAAACTTTTATGTTGGACCATGAGTTTGAAGAATACTTTAACTCATTAAAGCCAGAATTAGATAAATTTTCTATGGACAAGGAAACCATAAATGAAGATGATACCGCATTATTAAATCCACAGGTAAATTTTATAGATAAAAAAGATAGATATGTATTGACACAAAACTTTAAAGAGTATATAGTAGATATGCTACCCAAAAGCGAAGATATTAATAAACATTTTTGGGCATTTAATCCTGATTACAATGATTTTAAAATTAATAACTTAAAATCTAAATTAGATAAAGAGTGGTCCATAAAATATAATAAATTAGATGATAGAGATGAATACTTAGTGAGCAAACAAGAAGGTTACGATTTTTCTTATGGTTTTTATATAGAAAATTCATTAGAAGATTATGTGACTTCTGAATTTGTTTACAGCATCATGGGTGATGGATTAGAAGACTTAGAAGAATCTAAAGAGAATGATGTTGATTTAAAACCTTTGAATGTATCTCTAATAAAAAGAGGTGATGATTATGTAGCCTCAGAAGGATTTAAAGGTTATCTTGTTTCTATTTTAGATGATGATACACCTGGAAGCCTGGAAGATTTTAGAAAGATATCCCAATATTTTTTAAACATGGATAGTTATATTGATGAGGATATAGATTTTTATGTTGATAACGCAGATAAGGAATGGGTGTTTAAACTAAGCAAGGATACATCAAAAGATGAAACAGATTTTACATATAGTCTGTGGATAGGGAATCAGTGGATAGATTGGGTTAATGAAGATTTTTTTAAACCGTTTGTTAAAAAAGAAGAGTTAAAAGAATCGGCAGGAGATGTAAAGTTAAAGAAGTTTCTCTTTGCCAAAACCCCAAAAGATGATAAACTATTCCCACAACAAAAAGAATTTTATAACAATGAGTTAGGTGGTTATCTATTCTCTTGGGAATACTCTTACAATAAATTAACAGGGGAAAACGATGGTGAAGAGTTATCCCACTTTGATGCGAAAAAGAGTTTACCTCTTGAACTTCAACAAATATTAACTTACAATGAATCTTCAGCATGGGGAAGAGAAGATTACTACCCAAACGGTATTCGTTTATTTATTTCGGATGGTCCTGATGGTAAAGATAAAGAACTTTTAAACAAGATATTTAAGAGAACCCAATTAAGTATGCCTCAACCAATGTCAATGTTAAAAGAAGAAAATAATGATGATGACGCTATGGCTGAATTAAAAACTATACCTGCAATTGAAATTAAAAAACAACTTGACGATGGAGAGATTAGTTATGATGATTTGGGTGATAGTCTTTTTACAGATTATGCAGAATTACTACCTGATGGTCTTTATGAAATAATACACATTACGGGGGACAATGTTAGCCAATTAACACCTACCGCTTTAAATTACTTAAAAGATAAAATATTAAATGAATTTAATAAGTTTGTTAAAGATACAAATGGAAAAATGATTTATGTAATGGAATCAGATGATTTTACATTTGATAGTGGGGATATTTCTTCAAGGTTTTTACAAGCTGCATTTAATGAAGAAATGATGTTTGAATACTTTGATTACAACTCTTCAGATGTTACTTTAGATTATCTTGACTCATATTTAGATGAAGATAATCTTAAAGAACTAGAACGATTAGGCATAACAAAAGAGTTATTAAAAGATATTATAGATGAAAATATTAGTGAAGATGAATATGAGCATGTTGATGTGGTTGAGAGTGAGTTAAGATATGCAGCAGCTCAGGCATATAACTCAGGTTCGGAAAAAGAAGCACAAGAAGCTTTTAATGAAGCATTTAAAGGGGCCATGCCTACTGGTGTTACTTACACAAAAGATATAAGCAATAGGGGTCATTTTGCAAACATAATTATCACCGAACGTTTTGTATCTTATTACTATAAGGAAATAATAGAAAAATGGAACGAATATGACAATATCTATCATGTATGTGTCGACCTTTTCTTAGAAATCTTTAGGGATGACTTTAATATGAGAGAGCCTAGATATGGATTTCAGGGATTTGATAAAGATGAATTTAATGCGGTGTTTAGTGATACTGGTATACCTGAGATAGAAGCTCACATAGAAGAAGACAAAAAAGAACAAAAATAACTATTTTACAGTTAAAATGACTGCTAAATTAAATAGAGGAGATTATAAAATGGAAAAAAGATTCAAATCATTATTAGAAGCAAGAGCAGATAGGGATAGATTTAAAGCATGGGGTGGAGAAGAACTTTTTAATCTTTTTTTAAAACTTAAAGATAGATTACCAAGTCCTGAAAATGACATGACTTATTGGACATCCACAAGAAATCCACGTAAAAAAGAAGAATTAATGGATATCCTGAAAAGAAAAGAAAAAGAAATCGAACAAAAAGAAACTGAAAAGAATATTATCAAAGAAGGTGCGAAAATTCTCTTTGAAGATGATAACTGGTTAGTTTATGAAATTAAGAACTTTGAAGCCTGCCAAAAGTATGGTGCGGGAACAAAGTGGTGCATCACTGGTAAAAATATGGATGGTGATGACGCTTATGGTAGAAGATACTGGGATTCCTATACCGCAGATGGTAATGATTTCTATTTCTTCTTAAAGAAGGGTTCTAATGAAAAGTTTGCTGTTATGATAGATGAAGGTGGTGACCACACTATTTTTAATCCTCAAGACAGAGAAATTCCTTTTATTCAAGATGCTCCTAAAGTTGAAGGATTACCTGATGTTTCACAAGACAATCCTAAATATGAAGAAGAAGAGGAATATGAAGATGAAGAACCAGCAGGTCCACCAGTTCCTCCTCCGTTTACATTAGAGCCTGTTGCTAACCCTCAAGCTATGGAGTTTACTGCTAGCTCTTTAGAAGATGCTTTAAGACAATTTAACAATGCTGAATTTATTAGAACATTAAAAGACGAAGGTGGTCAAACACTGAGTGCTGTTAAGTTTGATGATACTAAGTTTACTTTATTTGTCTTTAACGGAAGAGCAGGTGGTCCTTTAATGACTCAACGTGGTCCAGGGGAATTTGCCCTTGTTGTATTCAATGATGTGGATACCCTCGTTAACTGGGCTCAACAAAACATTGGTAACATTCAAGTTCAAGACCAAGCTGCTGCTGAACAACCACAACAAGATGGAGAAGTAGAAGAGTCTATGGGTAAACAAATGATTAAAGAAGGAATTAGACTTGTTTATAACCCAAAAGAAAAACAAGAAATTAAAGAAGAAAATGATATACCAATGGGTTTAGATGGTGAACCATTACCTATTACTATTAAAGAATTTTATGCACACAATAAACTTAGATTGTTTAAAGTAAAATAAAAAGTTGTATAATATATTATACACAAATAGTGTATTGTGCTAGGGGATAATGTCTTGAGCGAAAAAGAAAAACCTGTTATTAATAATGAAATATTAAGCCAACTTTCAGAGAAAGAAAGGGAGTTGGCTCTTTCCATTTTGGAGCAATACTCAAAAACTGGTGAAAGTAAAATATTTGAAGGTCTTTTGGCTGAAGATTATAAAGAAGTACCTGTTGATGTTATTACCTTTATTCTTGATAATAAATATTTAGGGAAAGCCTGGCATGACCTTGACGGTAAAAGCAAGCTATATGAGTATTGGGGTAATAAAGTAAAAGAACTATTACCAGATGGTTATACAACTGCTGTTAATAACTTAATCATCAGTGGTGCTCGTGGGTTAGGTAAATCCGAAATAGCTGTTGCTATTATGGCTTACTTGATGTACCGTGTCATGTGTATGAAGAATCCTCAACAACACTTTAGACTTAAGCCTACTGAAAAGATTTGTTTTGCTTTTATGAACATTACAAAGATATTAGCAGAAGAAATTGGGGTAAGTAAGTTTCAACATACCATTCAAATGAGCCCGTGGTTTATGGAAAAGGGAAGTATGACTCAAAGAAACAATGAGCCGTATTGGAACCCGCCAGAACCTTTAGATATTATTATTGGTTCTCAATCCAGTCACGTTATTGGTCAACCTATCTTTGCAGCATTTTTTGATGAAATATCCTTTATCCGTAATCAAGATATTGAAAAGCAAAAGAGAATTGCTATTGACATGATTGATACTGCTATTGGTGGTATGAAAACCCGTTTCATTTATAAAGGTAAAAATCCTACCTTACTTATTCTCGCATCTTCTAAAAGAAGTGAAAAGTCTTTCCTTGAAGAACACATGAAGAGAAAACTCAAGTCTGAACAAGAAAACGTCATGATTGTTGATGAGCCTGTTTGGAATGTTAAACCTAAAGGGACTTATAGTGATAAAACATTTAAGGTTGCTTTGGGTAATAAGTTCTTACAATCTGCAGTCATATCTGAGGGTGATGACTTAAATATTTGGAGAGACAAAGGATATAAAATTTTAGATGTTCCTATTGACTTTAAGGCAAACTTCATGGATGATATAGATAGAGCTATGTGTGACTATGCAGGTATATCATCTAGCGAAATCAGTAAGTATATTAGTGGGGTTGCTGTTCGTGAGGTTGTTAATCAAGTTATAGATAACCCATTTACTAAAGAAATATTAGAGGTGGGTAATGCATCAGATGATGAGGCTCAATATAAAGACTTCTTTGATTTAACTAAGATTCCCCAAGGAATGAAAAGCAGACCGTTGTTTGTTCACTTAGATATGTCTGTGAGTGGTGACATGACCGGTATTGCAGGTATTTGGATTAAGGGAAAGAAAACATCAACTCAAGAAAACCAAGCTAAAGACTTGTTCTACTCATTGGCCTTCAGCGTAAGCATAAAGGCACCTAAAGGTAGACAGATAAGCTTTGAGAAGAATAGAAACTTCATTTACTGGTTAAAGGAACAGGGATTCAATATTAAAGGTATTACATCCGATACCTATCAATCCTACGATACTGGACAAACATTAAAGGCTAAAGGATTTCCCTACGAAGTTCTATCTGTCGATAAGGTAGACACAGATAGGATATCCAAACCTTATCAATACCTTAAGTCAACTATTTATGAAAAGCGTATTGAGTTGTATGATTCTAAGAATCTGATTGATGAAATAATCGATTTAGAAAGAAACATTAACACAGGTAAGGTTGACCACCCTGATGGCGGTAAGAAGGACGTGGCTGACGCATTGTGTGGTGCTGTATATAACGCTAGTAAGAATGCAGAACAATTTGCATTTGAATGGGGTGAAAGTTTAGATACGATTGCTGCAACAAATTCAATGATATCAGATTCAGCCTTAAAACAACAAATAGTGGTAGAATTTGAAGAGGAATTAAAGAAAACCTTTAATAAGAATATGCCAACACAAGCAAACACTGGAAACCAACAAAGACAAGGTCAGCCAGTAATGCCTATGATAAAAGATGGAATTATCATTTGGTAGCAAATAAATGTGGCTAAATTATATGATACAGTAAAAAATAGTAAATTTAAAGACAGGAGATAAAACTCAATGGCAGAAAAAGAAAACAAAAATCCCTTAGTAGGAACACAGATTACAGCTGTGCCAGTTCAACAACCCGAAATAGGTATTGATACTGAAAATACATTAACTACTAATATTGTTAATCAAGCAATCAACTCTAATGTAGATATCACGAAGTTAGAAGGTTTTTCTACTGTTGCACAAACAAGAGAACAAATTTATCAAATGATTGATACAATGGCTCAAGACCCTATCTTATCTTCGTACTTAAGAACTATCTCAGAAGATGCCGTGGAAACAAATGACTCTGGTAAAGTTATCTGGTGTGAATCAGATGATGCCAAAGTTGCTAAGTATGTTACTTATCTTTTAGATGCAATGAACGTTGACAAGAATGCCTATGCTTGGATGCATAGTTTAACTAAGTATGGTGATTTGTATTTAAGACTTTATAGACAATCAGATTATAAAAAAGATGCTGAATTTTTTGAAGGTGCAAATAAAGAAAAAGAAACATTAAATGAAGCAGTTTTAAGCAAGGAAGATTTCTTAAAAGAAGATGTTAATGTTGTTATTCACGATAAAGATGACCACTATGTAAATTATGTTGAATCAGTACCTAATCCAGGTGAAGTATTTGAATTAACCAAGTTTGGTAAGACAATGGGGTTCATTAAGGCTCCTGTTTCTGCACAAGCAGTTAAACGTGACTTTATGAACTATTCCTACATGCAATATAAGATGAAGAAGAAAGATGTAGAAGTTTACTCTGCAACAGACTTTGTTCACGCATGCTTAGAAGATACCTCAAATCGTTCTCCAGAAGAGGTTGATATCTTTTTAGACGATGATACAGAAGGTAAGTCAGACAAGAAAGTTCACACCTATAAAGTTAAACGTGGACAATCCGAATTATCCAGTGTCTTTAAAATCTGGAGACAATTAACCCTTCTTGAAAACAGTGCTCTTTTAAACCGTATTACTAAATCCAGTGTTGTGCGTATGATTTCTGTTGAAGTTGGTGATATGCCTAAGGAACAGGTTGGTGCTCACTTACAATCTATTAAATCCTTAATGGAACAAAAAGCAGCAATTAAAACTGGCGAATCTATGTCAGAATATACAAACCCAGGTCCAATTGAAAACAACATCTATATTCCTACACATGGTGGTATTGGTGCTATTAGTGCATCTGCTGTTGGTGGAGATTTTGACCCTAAACAATTAGCTGACGTTTCGTATTTCCAAAACAAGTTATTCGGTGCCTTAGGTGTTCCTAAAGCTTTCTTTGGTATTACCGATGACGGTGCGGGTTTCAACGGTGGTACTTCTTTGGCTATTCAATCTAGTCGATATGCAAAATCGGTTAAGAGATTACAAAACACTCTTACCCAAGCCATCACAGACTTAGTTAATTTATTCTTAATCGATAGAGGCTTAGTTAAATATATTAACAAATTTGCAATCAGAATGCAAGCCCCTGTTACACAAGAAGAATTAGACCGTCGTGATAACAAGAGAAACAAGGTTGGTGTTATCAATGATATCATGCAACAATTGGGTGAAATTCAAAATCCTGTCATTAAGTTGAAGATATTGAAATCACTCCTTGCTGACTCCCTCACAGACGTGGAAGTCATCAGCTTGTTACAAGAACAGATTGATGAGCTTGAAGCTGCTGGAGTCACAGAGGAACAAGGACCACCAGAAGAACCTGAAATGGGTGGTGGTTTATCCGAACCTGTTGGCCCATCTGGTCCAGAACCAACTCCTTCGGAAATTCCAGAAGAACCCATAGAAGAAACACCACCTGAAGAAGTTCCTGCTGAAGAAGAAGGTGAAGAATCATACTTACCAAGTGCAGAAGAACTTGGAGTCGACTTAACAGTCAATCGATAATTAAATAAAGGTAAAGGTAACTAGCAATGCTTAAAACAACTGACTTAGTATTATTACTAACGGAATTAGAAGAAAAAGGTGTAGAAGGTGCTTCTCAACAATTGAGACAACTTTTAACCAAGGGTGATATATCCCTAGATGTATTAAAGTTTATTAATGGAAATAGAGTTTTAGATGTAGCACACTTCTATGAACAACTTAGAAAGAGCTACAATGCCAAAAAGAGCTCGTTATACATTAATTTAGTTAGGGAAGAAGTAAAAGACCCTAAAGACATGTTAACGACCCTGGCAAGCCTCAATTTGCAGATTCTATTGTTTGCTAAACATTTAGAAAGTCCTCAAATGTTTCTATCACACAGTAGGGCAGAAGAAATTACAAGAGTGTTAAATAACTACTATAAGACATACGACTTGAAGCCGGTTGTTGCTTTACGTTCACTTATCAAAGCCGATTTAGTTACTTTTGAGGCTATTGCCGGAAGAAGGGGTAGGTAAGTTAATAAAAGCAGTTTTAAAACACGCTAAACTAAGTAATGATAGTTATACAGGAATTAAAAAAAACACTTTTAGAAATAGGTATTGTATTAGACAATCAATATTTAGATTTATACATTAGTTTAATTAATCAAAACCTCACCACTAAACAGGAGATACATAAAACTCAAAGACACCATATTATACCTAAATACTACTATAAAGAAAATGATTTAAAGATTAACAATAAAGTAGAAAACATAGTAAACCTATTTTTTAAAGACCATGTTTTAGCACATTACTATCTAGCGTTGTGTTCAACTAAAAATTATTATAAATTTTCAAATGTTTTTGCTATTAAGCATTTATTAGGTACAAAGTATATAAAAGGAATGCCTATTGAATCATCCCTATTAAAATTTACCGAGTCTCTTCAATACTACCAACAATTGTATGAAGAAGGAACTAAACATTTTTATAATATATACCATAAAGGTAAAAAATGCTCTGA